CCAACAATATTATTACCAGTCGTGCTATAAACAACTTCATCTCCAGTTACAAATGGTACTGGTGATGGGAAAGAAAGGATAGAATACTTAAGAGTAGAGGTATTGAAGTTTTGGAAAGCACCAGTTACTGAAGTTATAGATGCATTGAAGGTTGTTTTCGTAATAGCATACGAAGGTAATGAGTTTGATGCAACATACATGTGCTCATCGTTCTCATTATAAACATTTTGAATATCTGTTGTAAGGATGTTATCACCTTGTAAGATAGGTGTTCCAAAACTGGTAGCAGTGTTAAGTTTTCTTCTAACACTGTACTCCATATTGACAGTGGGAGAGAAACCACCCAGATTATTCAGAGTAATTTGCTTACCATTAATTGATGCAACTTCAGCGTCAGGAGCAGCAATAAATTCAGTGCTCTCAATTAAAACATCAACCTTATCACCAACTTTTAAATTTGACTTGTCTGGTTCAGACTTAAGGTCAAAGTTAGAACCATTGATGCTATCAATGAAGAAACGTGCACTAGTATTATAAACCCAAGAGTTAGCAAATAACTGCTTGTAAGTTTTCTCTACTGGATTCTTTATCTTTTCACCAACATTCTTGACATTGACTTTCTGACCTTCAGTTGAAAGTACGATATCATTGATAGGTTTGATGTCCTTAAGAACACCAGTAACTCTTACCTCTACCTTCTTTGTAATATCTCCATCTTCATATCCAATAAAAGTTTCATTAGTTCTAAGTGAAGACTTTGTTGGGAGTGCATTTATAACATTCTGACAACCCAAGAACTGGTTGATAGTTTTATCAGAATAAGTGATAGGAGTATCACCAGCAATAATGGTTCCAGTCGTTCCAAAACCAACTGTAGAATCAACAGTAATAGTTGTTCCACCTGGAGCAACAGGGTTGATAACTTTTGTTTCTGGTTGAATGACGAATGTTCCTTCAATAAGATCTCTATCATCATATCCAACAAACAAACCAAGTTTGAAGAATGTATTGATACCAGATCTAGTGAATATTTCAACCTCAGACACTGAACCTTGTGTATTTGGGTCAGAAGACTTCTGAATTGTCTGACCTACAAGTTTATTAGGATCGCCAGATATACGCTCTACAACAACTTGCTCTCTTCGGATATATTTGGCAGAAGAAGGTTTGGGAAGGAACTCTTCAAGGTCAATAACCTTTGGAGTTTCACCAAATAATACTTTGAAAATTATGTTATATGACTCTTCGGTTCCCTTTGATTCGTAAAAACTTCTTGCCTCTTTGAGGAAGTTATTTACGTCAAGATCTGATACAAATGATACGTCCTCAAACCCAGGAGCATAGGTGTATTTGAGTTTCCTGTAAAACTCCTTCAGGAACAGTGCACTTAGGTTCTGAACCTCATCTCCAGCGGTGTGAGAGGCACTTGTAGTCTCCTGGAAGACGAGTTCCTCTTGGTCAAGGTCAGTTCTATAAGAAGTGATGCCACTGAACCCTCTGACGCATCCTGTGAAGGTATTTGTCGTGAGTCCGGTGTAGGTAATGATCTCATCACCTATCTTGAAAAGACCATAATCTGATGGAAAACCTTTGGTAGAGAATACCTGGATGGTATCATCAGAAGTTGATATATTAGAGTATAATGTTGTCTGACCTTGAATTACTTCAGGGGTTAAGTTGTCAAATTTAAGATACTGGTCTAAGTTTTCAGAGAGGTCGGAAGGACCACTCTGAAATTCTTGTGATGCATAATATTGTTTAAGAAAGTCAATAGTTTTTGGACTTTCTGCTCTTAAAAAGTCTGGGAGTTGACTTTCAACGATTTGTTGAACTCTAACTCGCTTTTCAAAGCCCGTTTGAATCATCTACTTATACCCTCTTTAATGCCCCGTTTAGGTAACTGGAAGTTGACTTATAACCAACACCCGAAATTTGCTCACCTGAAGTAATGGTGTCTCTCACCATATTTATCTTGCTATCAGCAACCGAGAAACTGAGATAAAGATCCTTCAAACCAATAATATCGTTGGAATCTGGGAATGCTTGAATTTCAACAATATTATTCTCTTTGTCAGTAGCAGAAATATCGATAGTATTGATGAGTATCTCACCTTTAGCGTAATCTACAGTTCCAGCAGACTTAACGGCGACCTCATACTGACCATCATCATTGATTTCCTTAACAACCGACAGAACACCAATGTCACCTTCACCAGGAGTGTCAGTAAAGAAGAATTTGCCAGTTTTACCTGTCAAACTGAAACCTGTGCTCTTAATATTGAAACCTTCAGGGTTCTTGTGGAACTTATTACCATAACAAAGTTCATACTGTGCTGACTGATTGACCAACACCTTCAAATTCCTTCTAATTTTCACTCTTGTGATATTAGAGGTAATTGAATTGTCAGTATTATCAATAACTTGAACTAATTTACTATATTTGAAGCGACCACCAAACTTACTGACGTTTGCTGTAGCAAATGTGTTCAATGTATTAGAAACTTTAGTCTGAAGACCTGCTACATCAACAACTTGTGAACTGTTATAGTAAACTGCACTATCAACTTCAACAAACAGGACCTTAAGATCAACAATTTGTTGGTTTACTCCAGAAATTGCATAATTTTTCAGTTTGATGGCAATTTGCTCTTTATCAAAGTCAGAAATAAAGTCACCATTCTTTGGTTTGATGCTAATTACCACTTGACCAAACTGTGGTGGGTCTAATTCTTCACCACCAACGACAGAAACGGACTCTGTGTTAGGATAAATGGACTGAATGATGGCTTCATAGTCTCTAGCGGTGACTGCACGGTACTGAGAGGAGTAAATCCTTGGTGCAAAGTACTTGATTGAGTCGATAGGTTCAATATCACCACCATTTTGTGATTTTCTATCAGTCGTTACCGTTATTGCAGCACTTGGTACAATAGGATTGCCAAGATTATCACTTACTCGACCAGAAAATGCAAAAGAAGTTGCTCCATTGCCGTCTCTTCCGTCTGTAATGATGTAACTTACAGTAATTACGTCTCCGTTGGAGAGTTTTTTACCAAAATATCCGTCACCAAACAGAAGTTCGTACTTTTCATCTTGAACTTCTTGTAAAAGATAGATTTCTGAGTTCTTATCGATGTTTAAAATGTTATCAGAGGGTGTAAATGGTCTTCCAAGACCAGTATCATTCGCTGTTTTTACATTTACTCTGATAGTTGAAGTATCGATGAAGGAATTATCCAGAATAAAACGTTGATCTAAAGAACCATCAACGATAAACTGCTTGGAAAGGTAAGTTCCTTGTAAAATATCAATATTATCAAACGTTGCGACACCAGAATTGATGGTAGTCGTCACATCTTCAGGAATTGAGAAGACATAATTGGTGTCTTCTGCTTGTCCTACACATACAAGACCCGCATCAAGGGTCATTGTAGTCGATGAACTGTTAGTTTGTACCGAAAAACTTATCTCTGCTTTTGCTGCGCTTCTGGAACGGGGTACATATCCAATATTTCGCGCTAATGAAACCACATTCTCTCTCAATGTTGCCGAATCCAAGAAGGATTCATTGACAATCATGTTAGAGTTGAATGCATTAATGTAAGTATTGTATGCAAGCGTGTCAATTAAGACTGAAAAGTTGGAACCATCGAAATCAAAGTCCGAAAACTTGGAGTCTGCACGAAGGTAACTCTTAATTGATGCTCGAATTTGGTCAAAATCGAGATTTGTAAACTTAGTAAAAGGCATATCAGCGTGTCGCCTCTAATATGAACGTGAAATCTTGGACAGGAAGGTCTTGACCAACAATATCAAAGTAAACTGTTACTGAAAAAGTGTTCACATCAGACTCAGGTTCCACCTGGACCTTTACATTTCCAACTCTTGGTTCGAAATTTTGAATGGTTGTGAGAATTTGCTTCTCAATTACACCAGCAGTAGCAAAATCAACGAAGTCAAATAAAGAACTATGAACGTCAGAACCCAGGAGAGGTTGAAAGAAACGCTCCCCTGGGATAGTTTGAACTAAATTACGAACTGAACGCTTGATAGCGTTAGCATTTTTAAGAACAGGCAAGTCTTTTGTCACAGGATGAGGCTCAAAAGACAAACTAATGTCCTTGAAACCCCTTGATATCCTAGTGATTGCCATTGGTCAGATAGTTTTCTTGCCTTTATTTATATCTTCAAGAGCAATTTCTTCTGGATCTTCTGTTTTTCTAGGCTTGGTCCAATAGTCAGTGATCAAACTTGTGGTTCCCCACATCTGATACATGTATTTGACATCACGATCGACATGATACTTTGCCATTTTTACTCCTGATCGGGTGAATCAGAACTTTTAGAGGGGTTCGTATCCCTTCCTTCGTATTTATTTTCGCGTTCTTTCGCTGTTTTCCAGAAGTATTCATCCTCACGACCCATACCAAGACGGTCATTACCATTTTCAACTTGATAATATTGAGTCGATACCTTAAAGTCAGGCATTTTTGGATCAACTGGCGTCAGACTATTGTCAAAAATACGAAGTCTATTGTTAGGATAAAGAGCATACTGCCCATTTTCCAGTTCTATAAGGTTATGAGACTTATGTTCTGCAGGGTTTTCGCTTGTTGCCCAGTCAACATAGTCTGGGTCATGGTGATAGTTGTCAATAGTACAGACATATGTACCCTTCACAATACCATGGTCTCTGGTATAACATTCAAAGTCCATCGAACCAATGAACTTTTTATCGACTGATACAACACCATAGTCCATACAGTTCCAGAACTGTAGGTTCGGTAGACTCATATCAGGTGTTGGAGTCTCTGGATCCGAGACAAAAGCAGCGATGGGCAACTTATCATACATTGCTGCATATTCTGGTAAGTAAGTTTCAAAATAAAAAGCACGCCCAGGTATCGACTTAACCGATACCCAAACGCCCTTTACAAACTCACCATGCCCACTTTGATGGTCCGTCAGATATTCTTTACGAACCCATACTTCCATTGCCGGAAGGTTAGCAATAAGACATGCCATAACATTTCGTTACATCTAAAGTTTATTTACCTTGCCCGCGATAGACCTTCTTCTTATTATTGCGAGAAGTCGCGGCGTACTTGGTGTTCTTTCCTTGTCCTTGACGAGACTTCTTGGGTTTTCCGGGCATAAACCCGTCCTTTACCACACCAACCTTTGATCTCATTGCCATTTGTAGTCTCCTGTAATTTTAGTTTCAATGTCCGAGGGACGGGGACGACCTGTCTGATAATACTCTATTGACAAGTCATCCATATACTCAAAGTATTCCTCTTGAGTAAGGTTCTTATATCTTACCTCACCTTTAATGATGATCGTGTAAGAGTCTGCCATAGTATCAAATAACTCTTGTCTTCTCGTGACCGACTCTGACGCGAGGGTCACACCAGATCTCAAAACCTGCTTCTTTTGCATCTAGGCAGAATGATACATCTTCTCCACACATATCCTGAACCTCTCCAGATTCAAAGACTTGCATCTTCGGAGCAAACCAAGGATACTTCATATCCTCATGCTCAAACACTCCCTTCTTAATAAGCAACCATCCGAAACCTGCATAGTCCACTGTGAATGGCTTCTTACGCTTACCCATGGTCTCTAACGTTTCATGGTTCATGACTCCACCATTATTACGGAAGTCATCTTCTTCCATCCAGTGAGCAACACTAGTGGTCTGACCATCTTCAGTACAATACCATCCAGAAGCAAGGTCTTTATCCAACAATACCAACTGATAAAACTTCTCAGTGTTAAACACAATATCACTATCAATCCACAACTGATAGTCATAGTTCAACTTACCATCCCATGGAATCTGATCAGGTCCTCTCAGTACATTAGCACCCAGACACTTACAACGTGCAAAGTTCACCATGGAACTATAGTCTTGTGAGATCTGAATACTTGCACCATTCTGTACTAAGTCAAAACACAGTTGTACAAAGTTCTTCAAATATGTGTAAGATACTCCACGACCAGGTAGACAGAAGACAACACTCTTGCCTCTTACCATCTCCCTTGCTTTGTCATAGTCAAACTCAGGGGCGTCTGCTTTTGCCTTAGTCGGGTTTTTTGCCTTTACTGTAAATCCTTTAGCCATTAGAAAAAGTAGGTTACGTCAATATTATACCAGGGTATCTATAAGGAGTCAATCAAACTTCGGTGATGATAACACTATCTCCATCAACTTCCATATTGATCTCTGTTCCCTCATACCACCCAAACTCAGATACTACCCATTCGGGCACCCGCATCACATATTCCCCAGTTACACTATCGACCTCTACAGTCGAAAAATTTTTTTCCCGATTTTTTTCCATACTAGGTATTTCTTTTTTCATTTTTGTTTTATATAGAAAAACTATGAGTTATATAAAGAGCTCGCGAAAGCAAGACTTTATAGCTTACAGGGACCCATTGAATTTAATACACGGGCGCGACCGCCGCACCCCCACGGCGGGGGGCACTGGCAAATCACGAACCCATAAGGGTGCTGTCACACACCCAGGACAGCAGAGCGGCGATCCAGGCGGGCGACGGCAGCATGGCGGCGGGCGTTGGCGTCCTTGTCACCCACCCAGGCGCGACCCAGGGAGTTGACCGGGTTAAGCGTACCCATGCGACCGGCACCGATGGCAATGTCACCCGTGGCAACATACGAACCCTTGGCGGTGTCGTGAGAGCCCAGACCCGAACGACCGGAGGAGTTGGTTTTGTTCAGCAGCGAACGACGGCGGCGGGTGGTGGCGGACTTCATCACGGTGACCTTAGCGGTGACCCCTGCGGGCAGGGACTCAGCGATGGCGACCAGGTTCTGAGTTGATGCGGACATGTGAGAGCGTTCCTTTGACCCTTTTAAATTACACGAAAATGGGGGCGGCAACCGCTGGGGTGTGCCAGTCCCCCGACTGGTTCAGAAGTTATGGCAGAAGATGAATCCATCCTCTTCGCTGTAATCGTGACGCTCAAGATTGTCCCATGTTGCTTGCCAATCAATCTCAACGAATCCGGGAACGTCGTGCATACCGTAGCAGTCAGTTACCAGCATTTCTGCAAACTCAGGACCGGACATTTCGCCTTGGTAAGACTCTTCAAAGTCTTCCAAACATTCTTCACCGAAGAGTTCAATGAAAGCAGAAACTGCCTCAGAAGGATAAGTCTCAAGCAACTTATCTGCGATGTCCTGATTGTCATCATCATCGCACTCAATGGGGTCGGGGATGTTCATACCCTTGGCAATCATGAGTTCAGTGTAGAAGTCAGTGAACTTAAGTTTGCCGTCAATCTCATACCCACAGGCGCGGCAGAGTTCTGATTTTGTCATCCCCTGAGCGGTGCGGATGGCGACTTCGTTCAGGAGTGCTTGACCTTTGAGCATTTTGTTTTGTTTGGTATGTGGATAGATTAGACGATGATGGAGTCAGTCGCGGTCACTGATGTGCCAGATACCCCACTGTCCACCATCGGCGGAGCGGGTATCATTCCACTTGGCGAACCATTCGCGGCGCAGTTCACGCTCACGCTTCTCCTGCTCAAGCACCTGGAGGGCGATGGCAGTCAGTTTGGCATCAGAAGCGAAGATGCCGTTTTGGTCAAAGGTGGTTTTGTTCATAAACACAAATTAGATCAGGTGAGGGCAGAAGTCAATAGGTTGGGGACAGTGCCCCGACTGTCACTCTCCAAAGAAAGCGAAACGCTGATCAACTACCCAGTCGATCACGTCGTCAGTTGCGCTAACGTTGAAACGGTCGCAGAACCAGTCGACTGCCATCTCAGATGATGCCATAGTGTCAAACATGAAATCCTGCAGTTCCTGCAGGTTGGAGTCAGAGAAGAGTTGTGTTTTGTTCATGCATCTAATATGGCACACCCTGCCGGTTTTGGTAGTTCGCTGTGATACAGAACTGCGGAAGAAAACCTTAAGGTTGCTTGTGCCAATCAGGCGACTGGTCAGGCAGCCGCCCTGAGTAACATTTAAGGGCGAAACAGTTTCAGTACTTGTAAGTGCTCAAATTACGAGCGGGAACATAAAATGAACGGTCGGTGGAGTTGACATCAT